ATTATAATATTTTTTATAAACCTAAGCCATCATCTTCTGGTTCAGGAGCTTCTGCATCTTCTTTATTAGACCTGGCTTTAGCCGCATCATTTGCAGCAATATCATCTGGCGTTAGGTTTAAGAATCTCTTAACGAGGAAGTCCATATCGAAGTAGTATTCTTCTTCCATTGTTTCCTGATTTGTTGTCATCAGACTATCTCTCATAGTACCAATAAAGTCAAGCCTGCGCTCCATAATCTCCATGTTTTTTAGCTCGGCAAATGCGTTTTCTTCATTGAATTTAAGAGATACTTGTGTTTTAAATTGAGGATCATCTGCAAACTCAGGGTACTTTAAACACATTTGAATGTATAGTGGCTTAACAATAATTTCTTGGAAAACTGATCTAATTCTATTGATAAACTTACTAAACTTAATTTCATCACGAATCATACCGTCAGCAGCCAAGTTAAAGTCGCCACCACCATCTTCATACAAAAACCTGTTATATGGAATCTTTGAAACATGCTTCAATTTATCAGAGAAGTATTTTAGTGCTTCAACATCTGATAGATCAGGTCCGTCACCTCCTAAAGTTTCAATTTCAGGCTGTTCCCCATCTTTAGAAGGTAACCAATACTCCTTATTAAACTGAAGCATAGGTTTTCCATCAGTAGCTAAGTTTCCAGATTCCCAATCAAAATCAACAGTCTCTTTATATGAGTTCATAAGTTGAGCCAAAGACTGCTTTGCACGTGTTTTAGATTTACCTCCAACCGGAATAATAAACTTCATTCTAAATGAAGAATTAGTTACAGCCCAGATAACCCTAGTATGTTCCATAATTCTTAAAAGGTTAAATGCCCTAATAAGTCTTTCAACATAAGATACCCTAGATGCTGTTGTAACTGAAGAATATGATATGTAGATAATCTGTGAATCATAAAGTTTTCTCTCCTTTACTGGATCATCTTTAAACTGAACCCAAACCTTTTTGCCATCATCATGGTTATAACCTGGAATAAGTGTAACAGGATCTATCTCCTTAAAACCTATAATCTCTTTTTGGTCAGGGCTATAGATAATTTCAAATGCTAGATATCCATCGATCAAAAACTTTCTAAAGAAAAACCATGCAGACTGATCTGTATTAAATCCAAAGTAATGATAAATTTGGTTAAAGTATCTTACAAGGTCTTTTTCTACCTTTTCAGAAACATCCATACCCAAAATTTCAGGTCTACAAAAAAAGTTCTTTTCATCATAAGAAATACTTTCGTCACATAAAATGTCTAATATATCTTCTATTTCATCATGCAAAGAAAACTTTCTAAGATCTTCTCTTTTTGCCCGATATTCCATGTCAAAGAAAGGAATGTTCTTTCTCATCTGGGTATCAGTCATAGATAATGCCGCAAATGCCGAATAAATATCGTCATTATCTACACCAAAAGGATTCATTTGACCATATCCTATTTGATCCTCCATAGGACCAATAGCCTGAGACTGCCTTAGAATAAGATCATCATACCTCATTCCAAAAGAAGATAACGTCTTTAGGGCATCACTAATCCTAAAGGGTCGTCTACCTGTACTAAGAGGTCCATTTCTTTCTGTAAATCCTGCCATTTTTATATTTTACTATTCAAATTTATATATCTTATTTATTTAAATGATTTCTAAACTGTGCCTTAATAGCACCTGGTGTACTTCCATTTATGTCTATAAAATCACAAAGGGCTATTCTAGCCCAATTTTCATATGATACTACCGCTTGGTTTTTTTTTCTAGAAGGAATATATCTACGTATTGCAAAATCATATCCATATCTTTTCAAAAAATTACTTGCACCTGAATATGTTAATGATATATGACCCTGTGCTATTGCATTTTCAGATGCAGATCCCATAGTTTTATTTTTTATTTGACCCTTCATTCTTTCATAAACAAAATCAAGCAATTGTTCTTTTACTTGTATTGGTAATAAATTCATATTTATGCCTAAATCAGTATTATTATAGGGGTCTAATGCTAATACAACTGGATTTAAATCCCACCATTTAAGTGTATTTTTACCAACTGGATCTTCATATCTAAATACATAAATCTTCCCAGGTAAAAATCTTTGCCTTGTTTTTATAACAGCACGCTCTCTTATACTTTTTTTAGATTCCTCAAACCATTTTTCGGATTCTCTACGGGCCATAGTCTTTGAACCTGCGGCTTTACTTAGCTCTAATATTTGTTTTTTAATATAACCCATTATTTAAGACTGTTTTCTGTAAGAACTATAAATTTCCAATTCCTATCTTCTGCCCATTTTTTAGCATATTTATATTTATTTACATTTTTTATGTATTGTTCTACTAAAAACTTATATGACTTTAAGGCTTTTTTAGAATTCTTTTTAGGTTGTTCTGGCTTTCTGATTTGGGCCTCTGGTTTTATCTCTACCAAATACTCCTCAAAAACTTCACCGCGTTTAACCTTCATATAAAAATCTGGATAATACTTATGTTCCTTATTATCAAGAGAGGACCAGTATTTTATCGCAACAGGTTCGCTTGACCATATAATAACTTCTTCTTTTGTATCGCACATTATCATAAACTTTCTCTCCCATGATGATCTATAGATTATAGGAGTCTTGCCTTTGTACTTATCTGGATTCTTTGGGTTAAAGTAACCTTGTACAAAGCCTGAGTTTTTGGTTGGCTTTACATTTTTTATAGACATTATATGTTAAAAATACCACCTTCTTCGTATGTATTAGAAGATGCTCTATCTAATGATAATGTATTTTTATGCTTTTGTGGGTGTAATTTATTCCATCCTTTAGCGTATCCTCGTTTTGCAATTTCTGTAAAATATGCAAATGCATTAGTATACTGCGGATTAAAGTTCTTCCAATATCTAAGTAAATCCAATATAGCAAATTGAAGACAATCCTGTCGGTCATCTTCATTTACATAGCTTAATTTTCTAATAGCACGCTCTGCTAACATAATAAGCATTTTTTCAGCGTCTCTTGTTAGTTTATCTTGTTCTTTAGATTTTACAATTTCAGCATATAAATCCTTATTATTTAAATAGTTCTTTTTTCTTGCCACTGTTATATTATTTTTTTTTATACATAAAAAAGGTCGATTGTTTATCGACCTTTTTAACAAAAACCATTTAATACATTAAATGGTTTCAGAAGAATTAAGATTTATATAACGCTTTTCTATTTTTAGAATTTCTTCTCCGGCATATACATTTACCAAATCATCAGGACCCGCGTTTGTATAAGCCATTGCATCTATACTTAATTGTGTACCTTCTGGAAGCCCATTATATTCCGTATTAATAGTGCCGGGGACATATCCATCATTTCTATCAGGGCCTTGTTCTAGAACCTTTATTTCATTTTCAATTCTTGAAATTTCAGAATTAATCAATAAATCAGCCTCTTTAATCTCTTGTATATTTTTATTTGCGCTGGCAAGAACATCTCTTTGATCCTTTAGAAATGATATCATTTCATACATTTGATTTATCTTACTTTCTCTTTCAATTTTATCTATTTTAGAGTTTTCTAAAATATCAGTAAACATAAATGAAATATCAATACCAGTATTTTCTAACATATGTTCTATGGCGTCTGCTGGTTTTAAAACTTGCATTTTTGTAAGCTTAGTTGCCCTATTATTTCTGTGTATAAATGCTAAATCACCTGATCTCATAGTAGTAGTTATAACATCTTCTTCAATTACAGCTGATGCAAAATCAATATTTTGATATAATGAAAAATTCTTAGATGCAAATTCAAAAAGATCTAAATATGGTTTATGTTCATAAAGAACGTGTCCAGTAGCAAATATATGATTAGCTGTACCTTCATCTAAAATTTCTATATTATTAATATAGGTTTTTCCAGAGTTAGCATCGTATTTAAATCTAATAACCATAGGTTTTTTTACAGATTCATTTATTTTTGAATCTACATCAAGCATTTCTAATTCTATGTCCTCTACTGCGTGAGACATATTATTTAATTTTAATTGCTTTTTCTTATCAATTAAGAAAGACTTCATTTCTGTTAATCTAAAATAATTAGATGAATTTGAAATACTATTATCATCGGTCTCTTTAACGAAGCAATTATTTTTAAGATCATAATATGCAATAATACCAGACTCGTCTAGCTTAAACGTAGACATAGCATCAACTAATGATTTAAACCCATCATTTACATTTTTAATTTCATGTATATGCGAGTCTGTCATTTCAAAATTGCATCCACCTATATTAAAAAATACAGATTTATCAGATTTTAAAATCGGTGAAAATATATTTGTTTTTAAATTTGACATTTTTAAAATTTAATTTTAATTTCTATATATATTACCCAAAATAGTTCTTTTTATCAAATGGAAGCCTAACTGACGTTACTTTATATTTATCACCCAGTATATTAGGCGTACTTATATTTGGATCTTCATGAAGTCTAACTCTATTATTATCACCAAGAGCAGTATCTGCTCCTATCTGGAACATTCTATTTCCTACATGTTGTTCTGTACTGAAATCAAATGAAGGTATAAAAGAGTTTATCTCTAATGAAAATGTTATTTTATGGTTTTGCTTATCATCAAACCCATATTCTATAGGAACGTCCATGGATATATCATCAGGAACTGCATAATATGCTGCTAATCTATAAAGACCTTCTTCTAAATGACCAACCTCTACATTATATTGATTAGATTTATACAT